ACCGTCAACGCTGAAAATAACAGCACCCATCCTGCCAAAGACTTTGGCCAGTTTGCTCCACCACGTTTCATCTCTTGCTCCTGCGTTTGTGTTCATAGAAAGCCACATGTGTTCATTGTGCTCTCTAAAGTATTCGAATATTTCTAGTGTATCACGGGCAACAATAGGATCGCCCAAGTTACCACACATATACATTGTTTTTAGTTGTGCAATAAATTCTGGTTCAAATATTATTTTACAATCATCAAGTGTTAGTTCACTTAAATCAATGTGTGGATTTAATGCACCGCCATTTTGATTGCGGTCACACATAGGACAACTGGCTTGACAGTTTTGTGTATTTTCTAAGTGTATAGTTCTTATGTCTTCATACCTGTACATCGAGCACCAACTTTACATCTTTACCAGGACCAGTTTTACTAGGCAAATCTCCGTATTGTTCTACATACCATTCGATAACAGCACGGTACCAATTTTGACTATTGTGATGTGCTTTTTTATTAAACTGCCAAATATTGTTGTTTGTTGCTTGCATAGTGCTTAGAGCTCTTGCACTTTCTGTTTGAAGTTCACGTAATGTTAAATCATTTATATCCAATTTTCATAAACCTTGTATACTTTTCTAATGGCAGTGCGCCTTCATATAAAACTTTTGACATAGGAGCAGCAGCACTAAATTCTTCTAATGTCTTTTTACAATTTACATGTTCTTCTATTTCGAAATAATCATTTCCTTGTATAATTATAAGTTGATTATCTAATATATTTCCATACCAATTATCAAAATCGTCTATATGCTCTGTGCTTGTATTGATTACTGTATTAGGATAACCCCACAATGTTTCTTTTGATCCGTCGCTTTTATTTACTTCGTATATATGCTCATCAAACATAATTTCTTGTATATCTTGTGTACAGGAGGTAAATCTCCAATCTTGCAATACCCATTTTTTGTTAAAAGTTTCTGCAATTTTCCAAACATCGGGATCAATATCAAAACTAACTATTTTTTCTACATTACACCTTGATTCAAATAACATAGTTGCTAACGTAGCATACCAACCTGCACATAAGAATACAACACCTAAGTCAACGTCTAATTCTTCAAGTGTATTTACCAACCATAGTTTACTGCTAATTTGTCCTCTACTAAAACAATCTTTATCAAATTCAATGTTGTTTGTTATTAAATCTTTTAAGGCTTTAACAAAATAGCTATCAGTATATCTTTCTAAAACTTTAAACAAACTCCATATATTGTCATCTGTGATTAGTTTTTTTAAATCTTCATCTTTTATAAGTCTAAAAATACTAAAAATGTTATCTTCTAATACTGCCTTACGCAAATCCTCATTTCCTGGAAGTAATCTAAATAAACTATGAAGATTTTCTTCTAATACTGCTTTACGTAAATCTTCTACTTCGCCAACACATCTTTTGTTGTCAATAACTCTAAAAATACTATGCATATTTTTGCTTACAATAGCTTTGCTTAGTTCTTCTTCTTCTACAAGTTGTAAAATGCTATAGACATCTTCATCAATGTATGATCTTCTAAGCAAAGAAAATTTTTCATTGTCTGCATTTAACAGTTCAAATCTATCTAGTATTTCAAATATTTCCATCAAACTTTTCCTTTAACCAGTCAAAGTCATTGATACGTTTCAATTCTTCTGTATTGTTCCTATGACGAGCACCATACGATGCGCCTGCTTTTGCACCTTTTAACGCATATTCTGCAAAAGGAGGATCATTTTCTGTATATATACACCAAGTTCTCAATCTTTTATTTGTTTCCTCGTCTTTTTGTCTGTCTATAATTTTACTGCTCAACTTGACACATTCTCTAAAAGCACTTTTCCATGTGTTAAAAGGATCAGTGTTAAAAGCTGTAATATTAGAAATTTTATTCATAGCTACAAACTTGTTACTAATACTGGTTGTCATATCAGGTTTGCTTGTATCCATTGTTAAAGTTAGTTCTGTAGGAAACAATTTTATTCCACCGTAGCCATATACTAACCCGTTTACCGGATTTAAACTTCTCCACACATGCACAGCACCTTTATTATGATGTTCTGGAATATAATCAAATGCAAAATCATCCATCAGTTGTGCATCACCGTCTATAATCCAAAACATTTCTGTTTCACATAAACTAGCAGCGGCTATGTGTGCTTGATGAGTTCCTTTTACACCGTGTATGCGTTTTACATCTGGAAAACGTTCTAATATACGCTCATAATTTTCGTCTGCATTTGGCTCATTGTAACTGATAAAAACTTTATCAAAATCACTAACAACCGGTTCACTTGCTTGTATTTCAACAAACTTTTTATTGATATAAAAACGTGCTTTTAACTCACCAGGCCCGTGGTGACTGTTTTTAGGCATCAATGCTATACCATCATAAAATTCACCATTTAAAAAAACGTGTGTAATGTCTTGACTATAATCATCTGGTACATAATCAAATTCAAAATTATCTTTTACAACTAGATTGTTATAAACAATCCAAACAAACTTGGTTAAACATTTTTGTTTTGCCTCTGGTACTGTGCTTGCACATTTAGCCGTAGGCACAGATTGCTTTAAATCTAAAAATAATTTTTCAGACGGATCGCCTATAAAATAAACATCATACATACAGTAATTATATGATAATATAACTTCGAAGTCAAGAACAGAATAGATAAATAATGTAGCGGAGGACGTTATGGCAGATTTTATACCAGGTGAAGCATATAGATTAGATATCGTTGGTGCAGACGAATCTATAATTGTAGATAGTTGGCAAGGAACTATAAAAGCAAATACAGTATCAGATTTAGGTATGGTACAAGTTGATGTATCTACAGGAAAACTTTATGGACCAATGATTGGTGATATCGAAGACACCGAAGGTAATATTATATTTGACATTACGTCTCAAACATTAAAAGCAGACGTATATGGTAGTGTTTATGATAATAGTGGTGCTGTTAAAATTATCGACGGCATGACTGGTAAGATTACTGGTTCTTTAAGTGGTAATGTAATTGATATCGATGGCGCTACAATGGTTGATACTGCAAGCAAAACTATTACCGCAAATACTTTCACTGGTGATCTATACGGTGATGTTTATGGAAATCTTACATCTGATAGTGTAGTATATGGCACATTTAGCGGTGATTTTAATGGTACTTCATATGGTGAATTTTTTGGTGATAGCACAGGTACACACAACGGTGATGTAATAGGTGATGTTACTGGTAATGTTACAGGACAACTTACCGGTAGTGTTACAGGAGAATTACTTGCAGTAAGAGAAGGTGCAGATGCTCCAGAACGTCTTACAGGATGGAATGAACATTTTCAACAATGGGAATGGTACGGCGGTGTTGGTAATCCATTTCCAGGCGAAGAACACGATGTTGCAAGAGGACCAATTATATTAGCAGGTCCAGACAGAACAGAAACTGCACTTAGAGCAAACGTAATTCATTACAACGGAACAGAAATTATCAAATTACACACAGAAATTGATCCTACCTGCGAAACAGCACCTGCTACTATTAGAGGACACTTTGATGGTAACTTTATATATACTGACGGAGAAACTGCACAGGATGCATTGACTGTTAGTGCGCAAGGAACAGTGTTACACCCTGTAAATGGTGTAGTAACAATTGGTGGCTATATCACAGATGCAATCGATTGTGATGTAAATATTTTTTCTGATGTAATTACAGTTGAAACTAGTGCAGATGAAGAATTTTTAAATGTAAAAAACTACAATGGTACAGTAAATGCAAAAACTGCTATAGGAACAGATAATCCACTTGCAATTATTTCAGGCGAAGGTTACAACGGCACAGATTTTGTTACCGGTGGTTTGTTTGGTATCTATGCAGATGCAGCACCAACTGATACATATGTAGAAAGTAAATTTGTAGTTAGCCTACCAAAAGGCAATGATAATCATGATCAAACAAATCCAAGACGTTTGAGTTTTGACGGTGATGGTGTTTTGACTGTGCCTGTTTTCAAAGCAAGAGGTACAACTTTTGCAGATAGAGATAGCATGGTTGCAGAAGCTGGTATGATTATTTTCAATACAAGTTCTGGTAAATTCCAAGGTTATACTGGAACAACTTGGGTTGACTTACACTAAATCTATGTTATAATTAAACAATAGAAATTTGGAGGTTTTTTCAGTATGATCTACATTGATGGCGTAGAATATCTTAAAAGCAACAATGAACACGTTAAAACATCAGTAATAAACTATCTTGAAAACTGGAACATTACTGTTAGTACAAGCGGAACAACAGGCAACCCAAAAACATATCAACACAGTGCAAAACTAATGAGACAAGTTGCAGAATACAATGCAGAATATTTCATGCTTGACTCTAATAGTAGTATGATGGCATTGTACAATCCTAGAGGTATTGGATTTACAAGTATGAGTTTGTATCCTTGTCACGTTGCAAACTGCGATACATTTATTGAAACTACAGTTGCTAATCTACCAGAT